TACGAACTACTGGCCTTCTTGAAGCGCTTTGAGATGCCCGTAGTGGCGTCCTGGGGTGCGCGGGATGTGATCGCGTGTCATGACTGCTTCCTGGGCTCTTGCGGCATCTTCGGTGACAGGCAGAGCAATTGGGCAGTGCAGAACGCAGACTTTATTCTTGCCGTAGGCACGCGCCTGTCCTATCCGCAGACAGGTCACAATCGGGGTCTCTTCGCTCCGAACGCACGCAAAATCGTGGTGGACATCGATCCGCAGGAAGCGGTGAAGCTGAAGCCCGACCTTGCGATTGTGGCGGATTGCAAGGCGTTCTTCGAACCGATAAACGAAGCTTTGGACAACGCTGGTTATCAAGCTAGGCCGCACTGGATCGATGAGTGCCGCGCGCATATCGACGATGGCGTTCCCTGCGGTAGCGATCCTGGCATCTATGCTTACGCCTTCGTGCATCAACTCTCAGAACATCTCGCCGACGACGCCATTGTCATCACAGACGTCGGCTTCTCCTTCATCCCGACGTTCCAGTCACTGAAACTGAAGTCCGGCCAACGCTTGATTCACTCTGCCGGCGTCTCGTCGATGGGATATGCAATCCCCGCCTCCATCGGCGCAGCGTTCGCGGCTCCTGGCCGGCAGATCGTCTGCCTCACAGGAGACGGCGGCGCCATGATGAATCTCCAGGAGCTCCAGACTATCGCCCATCACAAGCTTCCCATCTCCATCTTCGTCTATGCCAATGATGGCTATGCGACGATGAGATTGACGCAGGAGAACCATTTCGGGAGGCTGGCGGTTTCGTCGGAAGACAGCGGGGTGAGTTGTCCGGATTTCGAGGCGCTGGCCTGTACGTTTTTCAAGAGCGGAGAACAGGTCGGAGTCCTCCGAAACGGCGAAATGGTTAGTAGGTTTTTGCCCGGCATCCTGTCCGCAAGTCGCGATGAACCGCATTTGACAGAATTGGAAATGGCGGAAGGTCAAGTCATCGCCCCCCGCGTCCAGTCCCGCATGGAGAACGGCAAGTTCGTTCCGACTCCGATCGATGACATGTGGCCGCATCGGGCAGTGGAGGCGGCGGAATAATGCCCCTCACCAATTCCGATCTCCATCATTGGGGACCAGTTCCTGAAATCGTTGATTGGCTGGCAGCGAAGTACAAAGGACAGAAAGTCCTCGAAGTTGGTCCTGGTGCGGCTCGCTTTCCTGCCGCTACTCACTTCGTTGACTGGCAGGACGTGCCGGGAGTGCCGCCTGAGCAGGTGACGAAGATTGACGTGAACCTCGACAGACTTCCACTGCCCAATGGTCCGCTTTCTTCATGGGACTTCATCTACGCCCGCCACGTCCTCGAGGACATGTGCAACCCGTTTCTTCTCATTGAGAGAATGAAGCGCGTCGCCAAAGCGGGCTACATCGAAACTCCTTCTCCTTTGTGCGAGCTAACCAGAGGCGTTGACGGCGGCTCCCCGATGTACCGGGGCTACAACCATCACCGATGGATCATCTGGCAGGACAGCGACGGCAAGCTTCACTTCATCGCCAAGTTTCCGCTCGTTGAATACCAGACGTTTGCCGACGAGGCGGTGACCGACCAGCAGCTTCGCAATAGCTCTCGCTATTGGAATACGCATTATTTCTGGCAGGACAATATCGACCTCGTGCATCACCAATGCCCGCACGATTTCCGGATGCCGGAAGACTACGGCTCGATGCTCGTCCGAGCTAAAGCCCAATCGAAAGATTCAATCGACACATTCTACAGGACCGTCCTGAATGTCTCATAATGTCTTTATCCACGTTCCCGCCTTCGGCCAGATCGTCACTACGACAAGCTTCCTGACCTCTCATGCTCTTCGTGACGGATTGAATGCCAAGGGTATCGGCTCGGCGATCTCCTCCATCTCGTTCCCCGATATCGCAGAACTCCGCAGCATGGTGCTTACCATCTGGTATGACACCACGCCACACTCGGACTATCTCCTGTTTTTTGACGCGGACATGGGATTCTCGCCCGATCTCGTCCATGACATGGTCCTGTTCAATGAACCTCTGGTGGGAACCCTCTACAGGCATCGGAGAGAGCCGACGACATGGGTTGGCTCGGGTCTGGGCGCACCTGTCACGCAGCGCCGTGGGGGCTTCATGGAGGTGGAAGGCGTCGGCGGCGGTGTCCTTTTGATCCGCCGTGACGTCGTGACGACCATGCTCCAGAAAATGCCCGAGTTGGTCGATACGCGTATTAGCCTGCATCCAGCCTTCGATACGATCAAGAATGCGGGGGCCAATCGATTGATCCGGGCTTTCGAAAAGCTCGATATCCCCGACCGGGGAATTATTTCAGAAGACCTCGCCTTCTGCGTCCGCTGGCGCCAGTGTGGTGGGCAAGTGTGGGCGAACATCAATCATCGGGTCTCGCACGTCGGTCCATATGACTACGGCGGGCGCTATCTTGATCAGATCGAACATCAGATGATGACCGACCTTGCTGCACAGCAGGCGGCATTGCCGGCTTATCAGCGGCCGGCACAGTTGGTTGCTCCTGTTGAAATGCAGCAGGCGGCTGAGTAAAATTCTTTCCGTTTGGCTCGCAGAGGACGACCGACAAGGAAGGATGAGTTTGCGGGCTGTGGCTGTCCGGGAAGCCCTAAGCATCTGATGAGTCCAAAGGAGCGTGACACGGCCGCTCACGTCAGATGCCCCGGAACCGAAGTCCAACAATGGAGCTTGGCGGGTACAGCGTGGCTTCGATGGAAATCGTCGCTTAGATAGCAGGTTCGAATCCTGCCTTGTTGGACAAGTGCCCCTGCTTTCGAAAGAGAGCAGGGGTTTTAAGAAAGCGGTTGACGAACCCGGAAGAATCAGCATAGACACGTAAGATTACGTTCCCTCCTTGTGAGCCATAAGGAGGTTGAGCCATTCGGCGATCCGCAGCGAGCCGCAGCGTTGATCGCCATCTGTAAGCCGCAGCGAGCCGCAGCGGCGAAACCCATCCGATACGCAGCGAGCCGCAGCGTTGACGAGCTTCCGCCCGGAGCTTGCCTTCGCTATGGCAAATACGCAGGCCCAATTTGGGTTTCAGCATATCGGGTATTTGCCCGGATATGCTCCGGACATGGCGCCGTCTCGGCGCATGATCCAATCGAGTTACGCGAGCGCTATCTACTTCGGCGATCCGGTCGTGAAGAGCGCGTCAAGTCCCTACATCAGCGTGGGGCTCGGCACGGGCAACCTGACTGCGATCGCGGGCATCTTCGCCGGTTGCTATTACATCCCAAAAGGTCAGAGCGCTCCGGTCACGGCGCCCTACTTCCCGGGCTCTGTACAGGCCGACGCAACAGCGCTGATCATTGATGCGCCGGGCGCCATCTTCAGGGTTGCCGCGCTTCTGACGGCCGTTCCGTCGAGCGCAGTCGGCAACAACATCGGGTGGTCGACGGGCGCGGGCGGCACGACTTTCGGCGCCGGCTTCTCGACCTTTACGGTTGATCAAAGTCTTCTGACGACCGGTCCGACGGCTCCGTTCACCATCGTGGACATGTGGGCCAATCGCGCTGTCGGAAACGGCGCTGATAACACCACCAATTACAATTGGGTGGTCGTCACTTTCAATAACGCAGCCCTCCGTGCTGGCCAGACGGAGGTTGCATAATGCCCGTCTCCTTAGCCCAAATTCGCGACCTCCTGCTGCCTGGACTGTTCGACGTCCGTGGCTCCTACGACATGATCCCTCGCCAGTGGGACAAGGTGTTCAAGACACACCAGTCCAACATGGCGGTGGAACGCTCATCTCAGATGGCGTTCCTGTCTCTGCCGCAGTTGAAAGACGAGGGCGCCGCTACGGCCTTCGACAACGCGGCCGGCGAACGTTTCGTCTGGAACTTCGTTCATATCGAAGTCGCCCTCGGCTACGCGATCACCCGCAAGGCCATCGACGACAATCTGTACAAGGCGCAGTTCAACCCGACCAACTTGAAGCTCCAGGAAGCATTTGCCCAATTTAAAGAAATTCAAGCCGCGAATGTTTTCAATTTAGGAACGACCTTCAACGCGACGCAGGGCGGCGACAATCAGGCACTGTTCTCGACGGCCCATCCGTACGACGGCGGCACCTGGGCGAATACGTCCACGGTTCCGAAGTCACTGAACGAGAGCACGTTGCTCGCGGACATGACCAACGTCCGTACGCAGTTCGTCAACGAGCGCGGATTGCGCATCTTGTCCCGAGCTCGCCGGCTGATCGTGCCGCCGAACCTCGAGGCGGTAGCGATCCGTTTGACAAAGACGGAGTTGAGGCCGGGAACGGCGGACAACGATGTCAATGCCATCCTGACGTT